TTCTATGCCCGTGTTCCAGAGTTTGGAATTACTTTCAGAAACAGGATCGTCCTTACCAATGGTAGTTAAAGATTTCTCTACATACCATTGACCAGTAGGTCCTTGAAAGAAATGGTCCCAGAATTTAGCCCAAGGTAAGTCATCACCTTCGACCGCAGGTAAGAAGCGAATAACGGCATAACCATTACCTGCTTTATCTACTGTGGGTTTCCACATACGATCATCACCGTACGTTTGTTTTTGTGTGGCGCTTTCAGCTGCACCAACTAATGCTGACATGTCATTAGCTTTAGCTTTTAAGTCTGCGAAACTCATTTTACATCTCCTTTAAAGATTTATATTAATTTATATTTCATTGTATCATTATATATTATATCATACTTTTCACAAAAGTACATACGTTTTTTAAAAAATATTTAATATAATCTTCCTCATTTTAATATCATTAAACCTTAAGAAAGATTGATAGTTTAATATTTTTTTATATAAGTCAGGCCATAAAATGGTCTCACTTATAAATGAATTGGCTTTATCAATAAAACCTGTAAGCCTATTCACTATACATACGGTCTCTAAAGAAACCGTACCTTCCAAATAAAGATGGATAATTTTTGGATATGTTTCATCTATTTCCAAAAGGGTATCAAATCCATTATCTGAAATTTCTTCTAATTCATTTTTTATTAAATAACTAATACTATCTATACGTTTTAAAAACTGTGTATATGTATTTTCGTCTCTAATCATATCACCAGTAAATTTATTTCCTGCTACTTGATGAGCTGCAAAGTATAAAATAATATCGTCTTTATTCTTAAACCTTTTTCCAATTTTTGTTAACTGAAACTTGTCTGGTCTTTTCCAATACGTTTTTTCAGTTATGTTTGTTTTAAAATTATACTTCCAACAATCATATGACCCGTTAAAGTGTAAGTTGATTGCGTGATGTAGTATAAATGTTTCATATCCTGTCATATAGGTAGTGTATATGAGGGGTTACCACCCTGTAATAAATTAAGTTCTTTAGCTTCAAACTCTACGTGTTGAATAATTTCTTTTGAAATAAGCTTTTTACTATCTCTTAAATCAATTTCATTCTCCTCACATACATCTATAACGGCATCAATATATGGACAACCCTTATGTGTTCTTACATATGTTTCTACTATTCTAGAGAATGATTTTTTATTAAGGTCTTCAATCATTTTTGATATCCCTCATCATCATATGCTGGTGCCATTGTTTGATGATAAACTGCGTGTTCTTCATTCTCACCATAAAAATCATATGGGAACATACCATCTCTGAGGTATGAATTTAAACCTCGTACATAAGCTTGAGCAGAAACCATTTTAGCTAATGCACCCCTTTCATTACGACGTACGGCTTTTCTTAAATCAGCAACTTTTTCTTTAGTAGCTTTAATATATATCTTAATGTTCACCACAGACAATCCGTGGTCATCATCTAATGCTAAGACACTTGGTGCTACATTTTTGTATGTAGCTGGTTTTTTACTTGCCCTAGCTTTCGCCAAATTTTTTGCGGCAGCTTCACGCTGTGCTTCAGACATTTTACGTTTAACCATAATTTATTTTCCTTTTTATTAAAATATTTCCCTTGATAATTATCTAACCAACTCATGCTATTAATGGAACAAATCTTACCCCTATTAATTTTTCTGTCTGTATACCACCCTCATACAATAAATTACGTCTTCTTTTTTTAGTTATAAGATAAAGATTTTCATTACCAGTATCTTGTTTCATTGGTATAATCATTTTTCCACCGACTACTAATTGTTCTAATAGTTCTATTGGTGGTGTGAGTTTTTGTAATGTTGCTGTTACAATAATCCTATCATAAGGTGCGTGTGTTTTCCATCCATAACAACCATCATCTAATTTAACTTTGATGTGTCTATGCTGTTCCATTGTTTCAAATAGTGCACTTGTCTTTTTTGCTAGTTCTGGAATTCTCTCAACTGTATAAATCTTTTTAGCTAAATAAGATAACACCGCTGCTTGATATCCAGAACCTGTACCAATTTCTAATACTTTATGTGATGGATCTATATCTAACATCTCTGTCATGTATGCTACGATAAAGGGTTGTGAAATGGTTTGGTCATGACCTATTGAAAGTGGACGGTCAGCGTATGGTGTATTATTTTCGACAAAGATATGTCTAGAGGTTTGTTCTAATGCATATATAACTTTTTGACTAAGCTCTTTGCCTCCTTTACGAAAAAACTGAGTGGCTTCCCACTTCTTTTTAATCGTATTAATCATTTCGTCTAACTGTTCTTTGTACATATAACTATTATATCATAGTTGAAGCTGTTTGTACATAGCTATCCTTTATAAATTTTTAATATCTGACCTTCGAATGCTTCTACCTTGTCAACTCTATTAGGCCATTTAATATATTCTTTTTCAGGATTAGCCTTAAGATTATTGAGTAAAGGTGTAATAGCATTGTATAAATTGTCTAGCCTATCTTGCGTAGCTGATGCTGATGCTGAAGATGATGCAACTGCTTTTGCACTATCTAATTCATCTTCATCAACTAGCGTAAAGCCAAAATCGAAATTTGCCATTTCTTACTCCGTTAATAATTGTTTAATTCCTAATGTCCAGTTTTCTGCAGCGTCCTCAACAAACCTTAAAGATTTAAATTTAAAATCTTCATTTGTTATCCGAGTACCACTGGCATCTTTATATGTTATTGAAAAAAATGAATGTTCTCCATCCATTCCATTTATAACCTGATATATTTTAGCGACACTACCATCATCCTTATAGTATTCACTCATCAATTTTCTGTGATTCATAACTCCATCCATGATTTTCTCCTTTATTATATAATACTATTATAACATATTTATATACAAATGTACATAGTAAAATGGGGACTTATCAATAAAAAATAAGTCCCCAGGAGTTACTACTTAGTAAGTAGTTATTTTAAAATGCTAAACTAGCTTTAAGAGTAGTAACGCCATCTGCGCTTCCTACTTTTTCCCATTCGCCTGTCCAGATACCACGTGTTAAACTAAATGTTTTAGTTGTAACACCAGCTCCGGTCTTAGACATTTCAGCTTTAACCGTACCTAAACCTTCTAAAGCTTTAGATACTGAACCACCGTTTTCTGAGGTGCCGTCTGCATTTGAATCATGATTAGCACTTAGTGTTAAACCAGCAAGTGTAGTCGCAATTGTTGTATCAATGTTAGTACCTGCTGTAACTGTGTTATGTACAACTGTAGCTTTTAAACCAGCAACTTCATAAGTAGCTGTGGTTTCTCTTTCAGAATTAGTAACATCAGTAACTGCAAATGTAATACCTGCAAGTGCGCCACCAACATCGAGAGTTGTTGAACCACCTGAGTCTTGATTTAGTCCTACTGTAAATCCACCGGATGTTGCTGTAACACCAATAGATACTACATCTGGATCATCTCCAGATTTGTCACCTAACGTAAATGTTAGAGGACCAGTAGTTGTTTCTACATACATATCATCTATATCAAAAGCTCCATCCAAAACCACAGTTACTGTGGAACTTCCAGATGTGCCTTTCATAGTAGTTGTTATGTCTTGAGTGTAAGCACCATGTGAATCAAGTGTACCCTCATACAAACCCGAAAGACTAATACCTGCATACGTTGATACAGATATTGCCATTGCCGCCGTCGCAGCTAGTAGTTTTTTAAACATATGTATTTCCTTTTTTATTTAAACAAAAAAATCCTTTTTAAAGTAGGGATACTACTTGTCAATATTTATACAAGTTTCATGTACTTCTTATATAAAATTGATTCCTTTTCGTAAGCTTCATTTTCATCAAGCTCACGATTTTCGTGTAATTGTTGAACGTGTACCATTTCATGGCATACTGTTAAGATAGCTTCTTTAAAGCCAAGACGTGTATCAATTTCAATATCGTATTCGTCATCTTCAGCAGAATCAGTTGTCCACCCTTTAACATTGTCTTCAGATAAGTCTTCTTGCTCAATAGATACAAGAATATCTTGAGGAATATTTAATTCCTTTTTACAAAAAGTAATAATATCTTCATACAATGCCATAATAACCTCACAATATAGTTTTATTTATATTATGTGTTCATTAGACATTCACCATTCGCAACAGAATCACCGTAGCCTGTAAGGTATTCTTTATGCCATTCTTCAACGGTTTTATCACCCTTACATTCTTCAGGCAATTTCTGTGGGTTTTCGCATTCACGATTTGCAACCCAACCTGCAATATAAAACTTAGATTTGTCACGTAAGTGTGTAGTCTCTTCAGCTTTATTAGTTACTAAATTTACCATCTATTCTCCTGTAATAATATTATAAATTTCTTTCCATGTCTTGACTTTTGTTTCATCAAAACAATCCATATTCCAATTGTGTGCAATTAGAATTCCTTCAAGACCAGCATCATTTCCCATTTTGAGATTATTTACTTTGTCTTCAATCCAGTAGCATTCGGTGCCTTCCCACTTCATGAGTTCTTTGTCTTTATTTTGTCCGGTTTTAAGTATAGTAAACCCATCAAAAACATCTCCAAAGACATTTCTTAAATTCTCTTTTCTATATCCTTGAGCAATAGGGTCATCAGTCTGTGAAGTAATCACATGGAAAATATATCCATGCTCTTCATGTAATTTACGAACGTATTTAACTGAGTCACGAAGAGGTGATAATGACCTCATCATTTCAGATTCGTTAAATGTTTTAATCATTTCAGCACCATTTTTCCAAGGAATATTTAATGCTTTTGCAACACTATATTCACCTGTCAATTGATGAAGGCCATGAGTCTCAAGAACCCATTTATAAAAATGATATTCCCAATCTAATAAGACTCCATCACAATCAGTTAATATAACTTTATCTCGAACACTTCTTAATATTTTTGAATCACGTAGCATATTTACTTTTCCTTGCTTTTGTACTATCATATTTGTCCATTAAGTCCCATGCCTCTTTAGGCAACTCATTATATTTACAGCCCATGCTTTTTTGCATATCTGGTCTTAATAATTCGTCTTGGTCTAGAAATGGGTGAAACCCTTTTTCGTCTAACCAAAGTCTACAACTACGAAGGCGAACACCTTCTAATTTACGTTTTTCAATAGTAAGTTCTGCCCATCTTATCATAATATTTCCATTATGGCCCAACTCCAAATAAT